CTTCCTGCGGGATTTAAGGCACGGGGCGTAAGGGTACGGAACGACGATGAACCATTACAACCAGGAGAGTTTAGAGATATTGATGCTCCGGGGGGCAATATTCGCGACGCGATAATTCCTCTCCCCTATAAGGAACCCTCTGGTACACTTGCGACCCTCTTGGCTTCCCTTGTTGACAGTGGACGACGCTTTGTGTCGATTGCTGATGCAAAGATGTCAGAAGGAAATCAACAGAACGCCCCTGTAGGAACAACAGTAGCCTTACTGGAACGTGGCATGAAGGTCATGTCTGCTATTCATAAAAGGCTTCATTACGCACAGAAAATGGAATTTAGACTTCTTGCGAGAATTTTCGCAGAGAATCTTCCTCCCCTCTATCCTTATGAGGTTGCGGGAGCGGAACAGCAGATAAAGGCAACGGACTTTGACGCGAGGGTGGACGTATTACCTGTAAGTGATCCAAACATCTTTTCTATGGCTCAACGGGTTACATTGGCACAAACACAATTACAACTTGCCCAATCGAACCCACAGATTCATAATTTACATTCGGCATATAGACGGATGTATCAAGCTTTGGAGGTACAAAACATTGAGGAGATTCTTCCCCCGCCACCGCAACCACAGCCAACTGACCCTGCCATTGAGAATGCGAGAGCCTTGGCGGGTGAGTTACTACAAGTATTTCCGGAACAAAATCACGATGCTCATATATTGGTACATACTACCTTTATGCAGACACCTTTGGTAGCAACGTCACCACAAGTCATGGGCACATTTTATTCACACCTACAGGAACACATAGCCCATAAAGCAAGGGCACAGGTAGAAAAAGAAGTAAACGAGGCTGCGAAAGAGCTACAAGAAGGTGTACAGCGAGGAACAATCGATCCAGTAACTGGACAAACATACATGAACGAACTAGAACAAGGAAGTACCGACCCCGCCTCCATTGAAGAAAGGGTCGCTCAAATTGAAGTACAGCTAATGAAGGAGGTCATGGCTGCGGTTGCCCCACCGCAACAGGTGCAGGAAGATCCACTCGTTAAGATACGAATGCAAGAGCTTGCTATCAAACAACAGCAAACAAAGAACGATGCTGACGTAGAACAAGCGAAGCTACAGCTTGAGCAAATGAAAATGCAACAACGAGCTGCAACCGACTCTGCAAGACTAGAATTGCAAGAAGAGATCGCTGACGACAGAAATCAAGTAAATAGAGAAAGAATAGACGTACAAAGGCAGTCAACGCAACAACGAGGCTAAAATGTTTGACCCTATTACGATCTCGGTTGCTGTTAGCACGGCATCTACCGCCTTTGCGGGTATTAAACGTGCGTTTCAAGCAGGGCGTGATCTTGAATCTATGTCCCAGGATCTATCTAGATGGATGGGGGCAGTCAGTGATGTAGACGCAGCACATAAGTCTGCTAAGAACCCTACTATGTTTCGTAAGGTGTTCGGTGGGGGAACCGTGGAAAGCGAAGCGATTGAGGCATTTGCCGCTAAAAAAAAGCTTGAAGAACAGAGATATGAGTTAAAGCAATTTTTGATGTTTACCCACGGAAGTAAGAGTTGGGACGAATTATTGCAGATGGAAGGTCAAATCCGTAAGAGGCGGCAGAAAGAAATTTATGATAGAAAGATACTACGGGAGAAAATTATCGGTTATGTCTTACTTACAGTGGTTTTGGGTCTTGGTCTTGGTGTTTTGGGTACTTTTGTATACACTCTTATGGGCATCGACAGAGGATGGTGGAAGTAAGTGTGTACGCAAGGATGGTGGACAATACACGTTTGAATGGTTGTGTGCATCTGAGGGTGTGGTATATTTAGCACAGTCTGATAAGATAAAAAATTGTTATACTTGCTTTTTAAAGAAATTCAGTGATTGGACATGGGAGCAAGAAAAAAGATTGGGGATGAGAGAAGACCCAAAGTACATAACCTGTAGGAGATATAAGAGGAAACAGGCTAAGAATGGACAACAAGTATGTATATACAAGGGAGCTAACGATACATACACACTAGTCGTAGAGGGGAACTGCCCAAATGAATATCGTTGTAAGTATGACCCTAATGGAAAAGAACCAAATATTGACAGTGTAGTAGATTCGTTGAATGATAGCTTTAAATAAGGATTAAAATGAAACAGAAGACATTTGAAAAAAATTCTAAATTAGCTAAAAGTCTAGATACTAATGGTGATGGTATCGTTACAGACAGAGAACTGATGATGAAGGAACGTATGGTACGTCTGGACAACCAGGATAAAAAAGAAGATCAACAAAGATATATGGTGTGGTTTTCTGCGATATCTGTTACACTATTCATTGTTATATTGATGTTGCCTATTGTACCACTTGATCGTGTTGACCATTTATCGAATATAGCCCAGACATGGGTTATTAGTAATATGGGGATAATTGGAGCTTTTATCGCTAGTAATGCTTTCAAGAAGAATGGAGGGGATAAACATGAACCTATTTGATTTACCACTATGGCGAATGCCTAAAAAGATATTAACCGATACAACGAATGGCATTATGTCATGTTTAAGGAAACGGAGAGAATTAATGATAAAATATATAAGAAGAATTTGGTGTGCTGTGCTCAATAAGAAGTGTGACGTTTGTAAGTGTAAAGAGGCAGAGTAATGCTTTCGACAATACTTAGTTCCGTAGGAAGTCTTGCGAGTTCATATATTGAAGGCAAGACGGCTATACAGAAGGCAGAAGCGACTATCCGCATGAAAGAAGCGACAGGCGAGATAGATTGGGATTTAGCTGCTATAAGGGCATCGCAAGGCTCGTGGAAGGATGAATGGCTTACACTTTTGTTTAGCATTCCTCTAGTACTGAGCTTCTGCGGTAAGTGGGGTAGGGCTGTAGTGGCAGAAGGATTTGAAGCGTTAACAGGGATGCCTCAATGGTACCAGGTTGCGTTAGGATCTATCGTTGCCGCAAGCTTCGCCACCCGTTCCGCTGCCAAGTTCTTTGGTGCAAGGAAAAAGAAATAGGCAAAGACAATACTTTTCATTACCGCCCGTACATGGTCGTCGGTCGAGTTGTTACTTGCGATATCTGTAAACATCAGTATATTGGCAGTGGGTGTGTTTTTTGTGAAAAGACTCACACCCACCAAGAATCTGTTGCGTGGACAGATGAAGTACTTAAACAACAGGAGAAAAAAGATGACGTTCAGACTATCTCAAAGAAGCTTCCAGAAACTAGCAGGCGTAAATGAACAGTTACAAGATACTGTTAAAAAAGCTATTGAACTGACGAAAATCGACTTCGGAGTTATTTATGGGGTGAGGACATTTGACGAGCAAAAAAAGCTCTATGATGCCGGAAGATCCCAGACGATGAACTCAAAACACCTTTTACAAGATGACGATACTGGTCACGCTGTGGATTTAATGGCGTACCAAGACGGAGATCCTTGTTGGGAAATCCAGGTGTACGATGAGATAGCTGATGCTATGAAAGAAGCTGCTGTCAGAACCGATTTGAAAATTCGTTGGGGCGCTGCATGGCAGATAGATGACCTTCGTGCTTGGGAAGGAACAGCCGAGGATGCAATGAACGCATATGTTGATTTACGTCGCTCTCAGGGAAGGCGGCCGTTCATCGATGGACCCCACTTTGAGATAAATTAAGGACTAGATGTATGGATGTTGTTGACTTTGCGAAATATTTGTATAATAAATTTGATGAGAGAGAAAAAAATATTGCACAAGATCTAGTATTAGGAAATATAAAAGATTGGAATCAATATCAACATTTAGTAGGAGAGGCACGGGGACTCTCGCTTGCTAAAGAAGAAATCAAGTCCCTGCTGGAGAATAGAATAGAAGATGCCGAGCAAATTATTAGTTCCTGACTTTTACAAAGTCCCTGACAAAGAACCAAACCTCCCCTTAAAAGACAGATTGCCACAACCCACGGGTTGGAGACTTCTTGTTATGCCCTATAAAGGTAAAGGCAAAACAGAGGGAGGAGTACTTATGCCCGAAGATGTTGTTCAAAGAGAGGCGTTAGCCACTGTTGTTGCATACGTCGTGCGGGTAGGCCCTTTAGCATATAAAGACAAGGAAAAGTTTTCTGAGAACGAACCTTGGTGCAAGGAGGGTGATTGGGTCTGCATAGGTCGATATGCGGGTGCACGTTTCAAGATCGAGGGTGGCGAAGTTCGTATTATTAACGATGACGAAGTTATTGCTACGATTCAGCACCCCGACGATATTTATAGTCTTTAGGAGATATTATGGAACAGGAACAGAAAGTAGAAGTAGCTGAGACAGTAGAGGTAGAGGTAGAAGCACCCTCTATTAAAGAGCAACAGTCTCAAGAAGTCGAAGTCGTCGAGACGAAAGAAGAATCAAAAGAGACGAAAGAAGAACCCAAAGAAGACGAACTGGACAATTACAGTACTAAGGTTCAGGCTCGTATAAAAAAGCTTACGGAGAAGTATAGGAAGGAAGAGAGAGACAGAGAAGAAGCTGTCCGAATGTCCCAGAAACTCCTTGAAGAGAATAAACACCTTAAACAACGTGTTGGAAACCTTGATAAAGGGTATTTATCTGAGTACGGAACTAGGCTTGAATCGCAGGAAGACCAGGCGAAAAGAGCGTATTCCGAGGCCCACCAAGCCGGGGACTCAGAAAAAATGTTCGAAGCTCAGAAAGCATTATCAAAGATTACCATAGAGCAGGAACGGTATAGATTAGCTAAAGATAAAATCGAAACTTCCGAAGCTCAACCCGTTGAAACCCCACAACAACAGCCACAACAGAAGGTTGATGTATCTCCGAAGGCTAAAGACTGGGCTGAGAAAAATGTGTGGTTTGGGGATAACGAGATAATGACTCAGGCTGCATTTGTATTACATAATAAATTAATTCAAGAAGAAGGGTTTGACCCGGAGAGCGATGAGTACTATAGTGAGATTGACAGACGTATGAGATCAGAGTTTCCTCATAAGTTTGAAAAGAAAACGAGCAACGGAGCAACGGTCGCTTCTGCGAACTCCACAGCGTCTCGTACACAACAGAAGCGAAGATCGGTAAAACTATCGCCTTCTCAAATAGCGATAGCTAAAAAACTTGGAGTACCTCTCGAAGAGTACGCAAAATATGTGAAGGACTAAGACATGACAGATAGAACACCGAGAAAAGAACAGACCCGTGAGACAACATCACGCAGAAAACCTTGGCAACCACCAAACAGGTTAAATGCACCTGAACCCCCAGAGGGCTATAAGCATCGATGGATTCGCATATCCACTCGTGGAGAGGACGATAAAGTTAACGTCCATGCGAAGATCGACGAAGGGTGGGAACCAGTACGAGCAGACGAATACCCCAATAGGGACGTGCCGACCATTGAAGATGGAAAGTATGCAGGAATAATAGGAACAGGTGGATTAATGCTTGCAAGAATGCCTCTCGAAACAGTCAGTGAGAGAAATGATTTTTATCGAGGTAGAACTCGTGAACAAATGACTGCGGTTGATAGCGATCTAATGAAAGAGCAGCATCCTTCGATGCCAATCACAAATGATCGACAGACTAGAGTTTCATTCGGGGGTCGCAATGAGTCCCCTAAAAATTAACGCTTTTTAAAGGAGTAGAAATCCAATGGCAAATTCAAATGGTGCATTTGGACTTAAACCTATCGGTAAGGTAGGTATGAATACCAACAGCACTGGTGCGTCTGGATACACATTCTACGAAATCGCGAACGGCAACTCTAATGCAATCTATCAAGGTTCTCCTGTAATTCCATTAAGTACTGGCTATATTGATATTGTTGGTGCTGCGGCAGGGGGAACTGTTGGATTGCTTGGCTCGTTCCACGGTTGTGAGTATGTGTCTTCAACTACCGGTGAGACGGTATATTCCAATTATTGGCCCGGATCTGGTGCAGATAGCAACCACCCGGTCAAAGCTTGGATACATGACGATCCTCTTCAACTATTCTTAGTTGCGACGGATGCTTCATGGACAAGTAAGGCAACAGCGAGAGCTGCTGTCTTCGCAAACGCTAATTTTTCATCAGGTACTTCTGGGTCTACCACATCAGGTATGTCTTCAGGTGCCTTGGCGATTAGCACAATAAATACCACTAACACCTTAAATATGAGGATTATGGGATGGCAAGAAAACCCGGAGAATGCAGATTTTGCTGCAGCGGGTATTGGAGCCGTTGTTCGATTGAACAATCACTATAACTCTCCAAATGGTGCTATCGCAGGTGGTACTGTTTCAACAACTGGTGTATAAGGAGACTAGGTAATGGCTATTTCAAGAGCACAACTCGCTAAAGAGTTAGAGCCTGGTCTAAATGCTTTATTTGGCATGGAGTATTCCAGGTACGAAAACCAACATTCTGAAATCTACACAACAGAATCTTCTGATCGAGCATTCGAAGAAGAAGTGATGTTGTCAGGCTTCGGAGCAGCCCCGACCAAATCGGAAGGATCGGCTGTAACTTTTGACGACGCAGTAGAATCATTTACTGCCCGTTACAATCATGAAACCATTGCGTTAGCTTTTGCTATCACAGAAGAAGCGGTAGAGGACAACCTCTATGACCGTTTATCTTCTAGGTATACAAAAGCCTTGGCGAGATCAATGGCTCATACAAAGCAGGTGAAAGCTGCTGCAGTTCTAAACAATGCTTTCGACTCAACTGTAAAAGGTGGAGACGGAAAAGAACTGTGTGCAACAGATCATCCATTAACCAACGGAAGCACATTTGCAAACGAGCCTTCAACTGCGGCTGATTTGAATGAAACTTCTTTGGAAGATGCGTTGATCAAAATTGCCGGTTTTGTTGATGAGCGTGGTCTAAAAGTCGCCCTCCGTGGTACAAAGCTTATCATTCCTCGACAGCTACAGTTTACTGCTGAGAGATTGATGGCTTCTTCACAGAGACCAGGGACTGCTGACAATGACGTGAATGCTGTTAGTTCAATGGGAATGCTTCCACAGGGATATACTGTGAATGACTTCCTAACAGATACTGATGCTTTCTTCATCATGACTGACACCCCAAGAGGTTTCTTACATTTCGAGAGAACACCTCTTTCGACTAACATGGAAGCTGACTTCGACACAGGTAACATGAGGTATAAGGCTCGTGAGAGATATTCTTTCGGGTTCTCTGATCCTCGTTGTGTATTTGGGTCACCAGGAGCTTAACTTTCATAGTTTCCTCCCAAACTAGAAGGGCGAGTAAAATCGCCCTTTCTTTTTGTGTGGAATTGTTTTATATTCTAATTATCCAAACTACCACATAATGTGGTAGACATTGCCAGATTGGAGGTAAATATGGCTAATACAACTTTTAAGGGAACAGTACGTTCTGAGGGTGGATATTCTTCTATCGCCACCGCTGCAACAACAGGTGCAGAAACAACACAAATGTCCGTTTCATCTGCAGGCTTTACTTCGCTTGATGCTAATACAATGGCTACAGAAGCAGGTACAGGTATTACGGGTGGTACAGGCACTGTCTACAAAAGTTCTGTGATTAGGGAAGGTGGTATCATTAAAACCAGTATTCTTATAGATCTTACAGGACTGCGATCAACTGCTAGTGGCGACATCATTGGTGTTAATGGAACATCTAATGTTTGTCACATAGGTCAAATTACGGCTGCCAGAAACGGAACAATCCTAGCGGGTCGAATGACTTGTTTTGAAGCTCCTGCGGGCGGTGACCCAGATATTAACATCCACTCAGCAACTGAAGGTACTGGTGTTGAAGATGGTGCTATCAGTAGCTTGACAGAAACTCTACTCGTTAACTCAGGTGACGCTACATTAGGTAGTGTTGTTATTTTCGCAGCCGTTCCTGCGGCAGACGAGTATTTGTATCTAACTCTAGGTGCTACAACAGATGCTGATTATACAGCAGGTAAGTTGTTAATAGAACTATACGGATACGAAGCATAATTAACGGGGGGCTTCGTGCCCCCTACTTTTATAGGAGAATAATATGGCAGGGCGTTCAGACGTAAAAGTCATAACAATAAGTGACGAGGTTGTTGCAGACGACGATTTTATTGTTACTGCTGCTAGACCAAATACTACAGCAACACTGGCTAATGCGTCCTTTGCCTCTGGTGGAGCAAGGCAACTTGCTGTTACGACCACGGGTACAAGTGACAATGGCAAGACAACAACAATAACAGGAACAGACACTCATGGAGATAGTCTCTCTGAGGTGATTACATCTACTGGTTCTGCGGAAGCAGTAAATGGTAGTAAGTACTTCAAGACAGTAACGGCTGTTGAGTGTTCGGCTCAGTATGCCGGGAATATTAAGGTAGGTAGTCAGGCAACGGCTGCTCAAGCTGTTTTCGCGGGTAGAGTCAGATTAAAGGGGTATTCTATTTCCTCTGGTAGCACTGCGGGAACGATTAGTTTTTACAATGGAACTCCAGAATCAGGAAGCTCTGTCTTTACAGCAAGAACAATAGGAACCGATAACACTAACATTTCGTATAATCTCCCAGACGAGGGTGTTCTTTTTGAGGATGGTATGACAGTATTATATACTGTTGATACAATCACCCAGATGACATTTTTCTACGCATGATGAAAGAGATATACATAAGCATTACAACAGTAGCGGGTGTCGGCTTGTTATCTTGGATGGCATGGACTTTAATAGAAGTAGACAAAAGAACGGAAGTTATGGCTGTGAAAATAAGTGCTAACCATGAAATGTTGAAGCCCTTATGGGAAGAGTTCGTCAAGAGGAGTGCTAGAAATGGCAATGGGTCGATTTCAAATGAAAAAGCAAGTTTCAACGAATCAGGCTCCTACTAAGAAGAAGAAGTTGAAACGTGGCAAGAAGAAGAGGAAAAAGTAAATGGCAACTTCTAGTTCTAGAGATTTTGATCTTGACGTAGCAGAGATTATTGAAGAAGCGTATGAGAGATGTGGAGTAGAAGTCAGAACAGGGTACGACGCTAGAACAGCAAGACGATCTCTTAATCTGATGTTCGCTGATTGGGCAAACAGAGGATTAAACCTCTGGACAGTTACCCAAGGAACACAAGCTCTTTCCGCAAACGATGCCTCTTATACTTTAACCAGTAATTTCACGGATCTCCTAGACGTTGTTGTAAGAGACTCTAGCAGTGTTGATTATTCCATAAGTAGAATATCCAGAAGTGAATATCTAAATATCCCCAACAAAACCTCAACAGGTCGTCCAAGTCAGTATTTTTATGACAGACAGGTAACACCTACTGTTACTTTATGGCCCACTCCAGATGTTTCAACCTACACGCTAGTTTATTATTATGTTAACAGGATTCAAGATGCTGACACGTTGCAAAATACGACGGATGCTCCTTTTAGGTTTCTTCCTTGTATGGTTGCGGGTCTTGCTTATTATCTTTCGCTTAAAAAAGCACCCGAAAGAACGCAACTATTAAAGGTTGTGTATGAGGAAGAGTTCCAAAGAGCAGCAGACGAGGACGAGGACAGAGTATCTCTTAAACTACAACCTAGTATTCAATATCTGAGGACATAATGACAAGATTTGCATCAGGAAAAAACGCATACGGGATTTCAGATAGGTCTGGTTGGCGTTACCGATTAAGAGACATGAAACGTGAGTGGAACGGTTCCCTCGTTGGCAGAGATGAATATGAGTCGAAACATCCACAATTAGAACCTTCTAGGACTATTTCTGACCCTCAAGCATTAAGAATATCACGACCAGACACAGCTATAGAAACAACGAGTTTTGTGGTATATACTAATTATGGAGATGGTATAGTAGGAAAGAAATTAGATTCCCTAGGCACTCTTACATCTAGTTTAGGGACAGTTACGGTGTCAACGTCATGAGTTTTACATATGCAACATTAAAAACAGCAATTCAGGATTATTCTGAGAATTCTGAGACTTCTTTCGTTACGCACTTGCCTACATTTATAAAGACGGCTGAAGAGCGTATCTTGAAAGCTATTGATCTAGAGTTTTTTCGAAAAAATGCTACGGCATCCACAACCTCAAGTAATCAATATCTAGCCGTTCCGTCGGATTACTTATCCTCATTTAGTCTTTCTATCACAAACTCCAGTAATAAAGAGTTCTTGTTGCAGAAAGACGTAAACTTTATTCAAGAGTATAACCCTAATTCATCTACAACGGGTGCTCCGAAGTATTATGCCCGCTTTGATGTGGATAATTTTATCTTAGCCCCTACCCCAGATGCAACGTATTCTGTGGAACTGCACTATTATTACAGACCTAATAGCCTTACTGCGGGATCTGACTCAGGTACAACCTGGTTGAGTACGAATGCCCCAAATGCCATGCTTTATGGAAGTTTGATGGAGGCAAATATATACATGAAAGGGGAACCAGACGTTATGCAGATGTATAATGACAGATTTACCGAGTCCTTATTAAGACTGAAGGAGTACGGAGAGGCTCGTGAAAACGCTGATGGGTATAGAAGAGGATTACCAGAAAGACCTAGAACATGATACTTGATTTACCGAAAGAACCAGTAGTACAGATCCGTACAACTAATAATAGAGGTTTTACACCCGAAGAAGTAGCACAGCAGTGCGTTGAGAAAATAGTGGAAGTCGGAGACAATGCCCCTCCCGCGATAAGAGACCAGGCAAGAGCTTTTAAAGCTCATTTGGAGAAAGTTATAGTTTTTTACATGAAAGAAGCTATAAAATCAGATAGGGTTACGATATATAACGCAATAAAAGATGCCGGGTATGAGAAATTGGCTGAACAGATAAGGAGAATATAATGGCTATAACACAGGCGATGTGTAACTCTTTTAAGCAAGAACTCTTAGAGGGGATACATAATTTTAAAAATAGTGGAGGAGACACTTTTAAACTTGCCTTGTTTACAAGCAGTGCAAGTTTAGATTCAACAACAACTGCGTATTCCTCTTCTAATGAAGTTGGAAATTCTGGAACGTATTCTGCGGGAGGAGGCTCTTTAACAAGAGTTGATCCTAGTTTGAAGAGTACATCAACTGCAACAACAGATTTTTCCGATATTTCGTTTACTTCAGCAACTATTACGGCTAGAGGAGCACTAATTCATAATTCAAGTGATTCAAACAAAGCTGTATGTGTGTTGGACTTTGGTTCAGACAAATCTTCTTCTTCTGGAACTTTCCAGGTTGTTTTTCCAACAAACGACGCAAGTAATGCTATAATAAGGATAGCCTAATGGCACTAGCGATTGCAGATAGAGTACGAGAAACCACCACTACCACAGGTACAGGAACGATATCTCTTTTAGGTGCTGTAACGAATTTTGAAACTTTTACTGCAAATCTTTCCAACTCAGACACTACCTATTATGCGATTGTTGACAATACAAACAATGATTTCGAAGTCGGGTTAGGTACATTTACGTCATCTGGAACTACTATAGCGAGAACCGATGGTAATGTAATAGCAAGTTCAAACAGTAACAATAGAGTTAACTTAGGTGTAGGAACAAAAGACGTATTTATAACTATACCTGCTAGTAAGATGGTGATTAAAGATGCTTCTAACGCAGTAGACGTTCCTTCCTTAAAAATAAACAGTACGGCTGTTACTTCAACGGCTGCTGAGTTAAATATTCTAGATGGCAAAAGTTTTGTGGATGAAGACGATATGTCTTCCAACAGTGCCGTAGGCATACCAAGTCAGCAATCTGTAAAAGCCTATGTAGATAACCAACAAAGCATGGGAGATGGCTTCTACCTAGAAGATGATGATGGTACTGAGGTGCAGATAACCGAGAGCAAAGAAGTAAAGATAATTGGATCAGGTGTAACAACAAACTGGACGGATACAGATAACGGTACGGATGGCGATCCTTATGATTTAACTATCACAGTAGATGCTGCTCAAACAGGAATAACTTCCTTATTAGCAACAGATATTAAGATTGGTGAAGACGATCAAACAAAGATAGATTTTGAAACAGCCGATGAAATTCATTTTTTTGCCTCTAATGCAGAGCAAGTGTATGTGGCAGATGGTATCCTAGGTCCTGAGACTGATAGTGATGTCGATCTGGGTTCGACTAGCGTTAGGTTTAAGGATGCTTATGTAGATAGCGTTACAATAACTGACAACGCTACTGTAGGAGGAAATCTTACTGTTAATGGCACAACTACTACGGTAAATAGTACCGTTACGACTCTTGTTGATCCAATACTGACAATAGGAGGCAATGCCTCAGACGATAACAAAGATAGAGGAATAGAGTTTAAATACAATGATGGCTCTGCTCGTGTAGGGTTCTTTGGTTGGGATGATGACGCAACAAAGTTTACTTTCTTAACTGCGGCTACAAATTCTTCAGAAGTATTTAGTGGAACTGTGGGCAATGTTGCTTTTGGCGAAACAACTGTAAGTAAGATAATATTGCCAGATGTAACGTCTGGTAAAATATTGGTTGGTGATGGTACTAGCTATGAAGAAGTAGCAATGTCTGGAGATGTGGCTATAGCTTCAACTGGAGCAACAACAATACAGGCTGATGCCGTAGAAGGCTCTATGTTGAATGACAATGTGATCAGTGGTCAAACAGATTTAGCGTCTGGATTGGCAGGTACAGATGAGTTACTAGTAAGTGACGCAGGTACAATTAAGAGAATGGACATGACTGTGGTGAAAGCATACATGACCAGTGAGGGGTTTGTAACTGACGACCCGACCGCATTAGCGATTGCTTTAGGATAGTAAAGGAGAATAGACATGGCAAATGACGCAACAGTAACAATCTCAGCAACTATATTGCCTGATGAGATTGCGAAAACAATATCAGGCACAATGACAGTTACCCCTGCTGACGTTTCAGAGAAGTGGTACTTCAAAAAAACTAGTGTAACCACCACTAGCACAGATTTAATTGCAGGTGAGTATATAGACCA